CAGAGGCACTTCCCCATCATTATGTATCCAATCTGCGTCCTGCCATGCCACACGGGATTCCTTGCGTGGCACACCAAACTTGGGATTCTCTCTGTGTGGTCTGATGCGTTTGCCTGTCTGTTTATGGAGTGCATACGCTTCACCCCTCCACATCAAATCGTCACCCAGTCCCATTAGATTAAACTCCCTGTTAATGGTGTGTGGCGACCCAAATGGCAATAGATAGAATGACGCCACACACTGTGGTATTTAAGACAGATTGACATCTGTCTGTTCGCGATTGATATCGCTCACTGCACTTGAATCTGATTGATTGAATAGACGGAACCTGTTGCTGGGGTTCCATCTATTGTTCTTGAATCGTGTTGAACGAATGAGAACTGGAAGCAGGTGTTTGTGTATGGTGTATTGCTGTGGGACTCTGTGCTTTTCCCTACCTGCCACGACCCTCCTTGCGGAGTCTATCACTGCGTTACCGTGTATGTGATAGTGTTTACAGCACACTCACCAACATCATGCCTAAGGGCACTCAGTCAGTGTTTGTTTGCAACTGGAACTGATGTTTGAGGATTTGCAACCTTTGTTCCTGTTTGTGGAGTTGCTATGCTTTGCCTTCTGGAGATTTCGTGCCTTGCGTTTTCAATTGTTGCCCTTGCCATTTTGCTTGTGGGTTGCCATGTGTTTTTTATCCATCTTAGATACATCATGGGTACCTCTTGCAGGGTCTTGCCTTTGTGTTTGCCAAACTTGAGTTTGCCCCTTTCAACATCACGCAGATATGCTTCACTGTCACGATCTAATTGTGTTTGTGTTTGCGTGTCTCTGTGATAATTGTGTTTGGACCAGTCTATCTTGTTTGCCATGTCACAAGTATATAGCACTTGGTGTGAAAAGTCAATGGATAAGCGGGTAAAACGGGCAGTTTGATATACCAAATGTAGATAGGTATAAACTATGTTTGATGACAAGTGGCACATCAAAACTGCCCTATAAAAGGAGTATACCGTAGTATACAGGTCAATGTGTCTTTGGGAAGATACCGTTGACAGAAGTATTTAGTGGGAAAACGGAAGTGGCAATCTTATATATGAGCATAGTTGGACTGCCACCTCCTAACAGACTTAACAGTAAACGATAATGGTCTAATGTCAGTGCAGTTATTTATTAGATTGCGGAGTCCCAGTACTCTGGTTTGAGAATGACTCCAATGGGAGTCTGGCATTTCTTGTTGCCACATCTGATGCGCCACATGATCCTCTTGCACAGATAACCATACACACGATAGTATCCGTGTCTAATGGTCAACTGCTTGGAGCATTCAAAATGTTTGCCACCACAGTGTGGACATTCATGCACTTCGTTGAAACTGTCAGGTGTGTAGTGTGGCGTCTTGCGTTTGTAGTTCTTGACACCCCACCTTGCTTTATAAGGTCTTGGCATTAGAAGAATGTTCTAAAAAATATAGCGAACAGCATGGTCACAATCAATCCAGTCAACGCCAATATGTACATCTGATAGTGTTGTATGTGATTGAGATGATTGTTCATGATCTTGTCCAATGTTCTCTCTATCTTGTATATGCGTTTCTCTAGACTGTTTATGATCTGTTTCATTAGATTGTTGCACCCAATTGTACCACACGCCAGCCTGTGCCATCGCACACTGCCAAAGCACCCACGCCAGCACTGTCATCTCCTGCGTCAGAACAGAAAGCAACATCTCCTGCCGCCTTGTCTGATCTTGCATTCAATTGTGCTGTGGTTTGTGGTTTAAGATTTAGTATTTCTTCCAACTTGACCTTGCCTGTTGCAGGATCAATGGTCAAATCAGTTGATGTACTTGAATTGATTTCGTCTGGTATCACGGATGCAGTCAGTTTTGAACTGCCGTTCAATCCTGGCACGCCGTTGGCTGTGTCCTTGCCGTCTATAACATTTTTTAATTCGTCAAATGCCGCTTTAATATCCGCTCTTGCTGATGCGGGTGAATCACTGGCATCGTCCAAATTTGTTGTGACTACATTTGATGATGTTGCCCATCCCATTGTTGTTCTCCTATGTTTTTATTTATAAAATTGGTTGTGGTATACAACTAATCGTATAAAATGTTTTTGCCCGTATATTGACGTCTATGCAACAGCAAGACACCATTTAACTAAAGTTCTTGCTCAGGCTTGCAAGGTAATTTGTGCCATCGTAAAATATGGTCATGACATCTATTGAATTGGCGGCTGTGCTCAAAGTTTTTTCACCTCCCGCAAATTTCATTGTGCTACTGAGTGTTCTATTACCAGTTCCGTCCTGTGTGATGATCAGTGTTAATGAATCACCGTTTGCAACATTTGATAGTGCGTTCAATGTAAGGTTATTGTTCAATGTCATCTTTTGCACACTGCCGTTGTTGGGATCTGGTGTAAGTGTACCACTTGTTGTGCCAAGATCATTTATAATCTCTCCATAATTTTTTATTGCCATGTTGGTCAACTGCTGATCGTTCATGTTGAGAGTTGCACTCAATTGTGTTTGACTAATTGTGAATTCACCTGCAGAATCTGGTTGTGTGACTGTGATATTGTCACCGCCTGTGATATTTGAACTGCCACCTGTGACATCATTTGTGATAGTCAGCACATCACCACTCATAGAAGTGGTAATACCTGTACCACCCCTTATCTCCAATGTGTCATTGGTTGCGTTTGCAGTTGTGCTACCTGAATCTCCTTGGAAGGTCACAAAAACATTTGGTGCACTTCCTTCGTTGCTCCAACTTAACACACCTGAACCATTTGTTTTTAAAACTTGTCCATTGCTACCATCCGCATTGGGCCATTTCTGACTGTTAAGGTAAATGTGTCCATCGTCACCTGAATTACCCGCTGAATCTGTATTGGTTACCGTGTTGATATAAATGCTTCTTAAACCTGCATCAAAATAGATACATTCAGCATTTAAATTTTCTTGATTAGGTTCACCTGCTGAATCGCTTAATAATTGTGCAGGATCGCCTCCATTTAGATTGCCTCCTATGTTTGAACCTATGTAAAAATCTTCTCCACCAGTTCCTATAGACGCAACAGGAAAACTTGCATTATCAGTTGCCTTGGTTGCGGTTATGCGGTTTAGTCTTACCTCTATCCCGTTATTACCAATACCTGTACCAGACAACGTCACTTGCGATGTTGCAAATGAATATGTTTCTTTATTATTACCACTGGATCTACCTGCGGCAATAATTTGTACTGGATTGTCTGTGTCTGCCCTTGAAAAAACTTTTATTTCTGATCTGTTGAATTCATCTGCTTCATTGGTTGACATTCTTACAACATCTACACCCTCAGAATCTTCACTTTGGAATTCAATTAAGCCTTGCACTTGTCCAGCACTGTCATCTGTAATTGTATCACCAAATAATATTGGATTTGTTACCCTGTCGTCAGTTCCAACTTCTAATCTGCCGTTGGATGCGTTGTATTTCAACACACTGTCATTGGCAATGCCTGTGGTATCCACAAAGTCAACTATATCGTTGACTGCTTGACTCATTGTGTGCAGTTCTGCTCTAGATTCCGCTATGCTGTCTGCCGCGTTGTCAAATTTTGTTGATTCTGGTTTGTTAGTTGGCCATGCCATATTAATCTACTTGAACCTCCGTTCTTCCTGCCTCATCTGATGAACATAGAGGCAAATATTGTACTTGAATATCCACAGTGCAGTCTATCCTACGATTTTTTCCATAACTGTCTGCGTCAAAAATATTTAACACAATTGGATCAGATGTCTTGTCAATGTAGACAAGTGGTCTGACAGGATCTCCCGCAGAATCATCAAATCCTTTGATGTGTGGTTGCACAATGCAGTTGGTTATGGTGCCCGTTGTTATGCCCAAACTTAATTGCCTTGCACCTGTGCTACCTGCAAGGTCACTGGTGTCTATGTTGCTCTCAGCAAACGATAATGATCTGTTTGCAAAACTTATTTGTAAATTTTCTAAAAATAAAAGAGGCGATCCTGCTGAATCTTCAGCACTGGCTGAATCACCTGTGCCCTGTGTCAATGTGAACTTGAAAAATCTTGCATTGATGGCACTCACAGTGGATCCTGGTGTGATTGTTGCAGTGGTTGGAGAATCAATCTCGCCTCCTGCTGAATCCACAGTGTCTCCACTCTGCACCGTTATGGTGACAGGTGCACCAGATTCAAAATTTATTACAGGCAAGTGATCTGCCTTAAATCCTGCATCCACAATGTCGCTGGTGAAAAACAATTGACTGCCAGGTGTGCCTTGCCAAGTTGTCATGCTGGACCATGCAGTAAAATCCTGCCATTGTTCAACAGAACCACCTATCAATCTGTTTTGTGTTGTGTCAAAATATCCGTTATTACTACTCATCTATCGCTCCTATGGAAATCCTGTGCTGGATCCTGATAAACCGTGTGTGTGTTGCACATAATTTAAGAATCCTTCCAAGCCATCGTCTTTTAATTTTTTGCCTTGCAATACATATTCAAAACCTCCTGTTGGCATATTTGTACCAGACAAATCGCCCCCAATTCTAAATTCTTCTTCAGGACCAGCACCTGTTCTTATGCCTCTTGCAAACACAGTCAATCCCTTAACCAAAGGCAATCTCACAAACCCTCCAGTGCTTTGGAAAGTTCTTGTGAACACTGTGCCTTGATCTGTTCCCTGTGTTTCAAAAGATGGATTCATACGACTAAAAAATAAATTTACTGCCTCAAAGAATAATCCATTTAATCCGCCATGTCTACCACCAAATTCAATACGCATTGCATTCACTGAAGATTCCGCTGGTAAGTTTAAAAGTATTTCTAAAACATTGCATCTAATGTTTGTACTGCCATTTCTTAACAATGCAATTTTGTCTGAACCTCCTTGTTGTATTTTCCAACAATATCCGTTTTCTAATTGACCAGATCCAGTATCACCCGCTGACCTCTTAACAAGTGGACTGGTTGGTGGAAAAGTTATTTTGTCTTGTACATAAATTTTGCCTGAAAAACGAAAGTTAGATGCTGGATTTGCCGCCAATGGCAAAAATGGTGCATGAAAAGCCGTCAATGAAGGTTTCTTGATTGGTTCATAAGCAGGTGGTGGTGTTGGTGTTGGTGTTGGTCCCGCTGAATCTTCTGGTGTAGGCCCTGGTGGCAAAATACCTTTTGGTGGATCGCTCACAGGTCTCTGCAAAGGTCTACCTGCATAGTAATCTGGTAAGAACACTGTGGGTGGTATCTCCACTTGTGGCTGTGTCACATAAGGATAATGTGTGGCTGTGTGTTCAACACCTTCTATCTGTATCAATCCTGTGTTGGTCAGTTTCATATCAACCACTCTAAATGTCTTGTTGGATAGATCCAAAATATCTTCTGTTATTCTTATGATGTCACCTGGTTCAACATCAAATAATTCTTGTGTGCCTGTAAAACTTATGGTTCTTTGTGCCCTTGATTTGTCATAAATCATTCTTGCCAAATCTTGAGCCATGTATTTGCAAGTCAGTGTTGGAAAAGTAAATTCTCCTGTTAATTCTTCATCGTCATCAATTGCTTGATCGCCCGCCGTGCTATGTACTGCCTGTTGGCTGGTAAATTCAAGATCAGGATCCACATAATTCACAAACACTTGGTTAAATTTAGTTTGTTTGGTTTCACCACCTAATGAAATTTCTCCTGTTATAAAGAAATTGCTTACATCAAATGCTATATCAATCGTACTTGATGTGATGTCTGTGGCATTGCCGCCATCTTCAACTTTTAATTTGTATCTGCCATCTATGAAAGGCATGATGCTTCTACATCCGCCCACCAATGTTTTTACATTATCAATTAATTTTGATTCTGGAGTTAATACAGCATTGCAAGTGAATGCAAAACTGCTGTGTGCAGAATTAGAATCATATGTCACGATTTGATTAAATTTTGTTGCCGCTATTCTAAAACTTTCTGTGTGTATCTGTTCTTTTTTCAATCCTAATCCATATCTTGGATTCATCATATAATCCAATAAACAATTTGCAGGATTAGTAGCAGGTCTATTGGTAGACAGTTGATGATATGATTTAGTTAAATCTGCGTAGTCGTTTGGCAAGTCCACAGTGTTTGCATCAACACTTGAAACATCAAAAACTTCTTTGCCAAACACATCAAATTGTATCTGAGGCACACCACCCTGGAATGGTTGTGAATCAATCTCTGCCTGTGTTGCATTTTTCCATTCAAATCTAAATGCCGCATAGGCAACACCAGGCATCTTTCTTATTTTGCCTGTGGCGTTCCATGATGGAGATTCATTTGCTAAATCACTTTCAACTTGATCTTCCTTACCATTAAATATCTGGAACTTTATTCTGTTGGCATATCTACCTGTCGTGGTTGTGATTTCAGCGCCATGTGTATAAGTTTGTGAAGTGCCTGGATGTGGTAATAATTCGTTGTCGTCTAATTTAATTCTATGTACACCTGCAATCTCACCTTCACATATGGCATAAACCACATGGAGAAACTGATTGCTTTTCCCATCTGTCTCAACATGGACAATCGTACCACCAACCCTTCTGAAACCATACACAATAGGTATGCCTATGTTTGTGCCTGATTTGGTAATTTTTACGCCTTGTGCAATGCTGTCTGCAGAAACGTCAGGTGTTTCAATGTTGAAAGGTTTTATTACAAAACTAAAAGCATCACCCACAAAACCAATGATACCTTTTATTACTTTTTTAAATGCTCTTTTTATTTTGTCTATAGGTTTTCTAAAAAATGACATTATAACTCCTTAACATACATATTGCCGCACCATTTCATGCCTTTCATTTCAAAATATTTACTTGCACGATTAACATAATCTTCATCAACATTATAATCTGTGTCAAACATGAACACACCACCAAACATAAGTTCAATGTCGTGATCACGAAGATAATCTTCTATCTGATCTAAAAATTTATGACTGCTTCTTTTGTGTCTATATTCTGGATGTATGTAAAATACTTCTATGATGCCAACACCAATCTCGTTCCACGTCATTTCACTTAAACTGATCACGGCATATCCAACTGCATTACCATCTTTGCGATATATCAGTATGTTGCTGGTGTTTTCAATCAATTTTTTCCTTGTGACCTGCATTGCCGTTTCAACATCAAAGTCCAACTTGCCTTTCAGTTTGGCTTCTTCCGCATGGTTACGATATAAATTTTGTAATGATCTAAAATCTTCTATTGTGGCTTGTTTCATCATTATTTGAGTCCCCATTTTATTTCAGATAGTGTTTCATGTGCAAATTCCATGCTGTCATCTGTTGGATGTTCTCTATGAAAATTTGTCTGGTTTGTTCGTCTACCATTCTTCCTGTTAAAATTTACAAATTGACTGCTGACCTGCAGTGTGACATCTGCTGTGGTTTGTTTGTTGTTTACTTGATAACCTGCCACTTTTCCTTTGAATAATAGGAAAGCATTTTCACCTGCTGAATCTCCAAACAACAGATTGGTTGCAGGATCAATAAATCCACGATGTATTGAGACAGGTTTGTTTATAATACTTGATGCGGCAAAATTTTGTACATTTGCCAATGTTAAAGCACTGATTGAAATGCTGACAGAACTAATCTGTACAGCACTGTTTAATTGTGTTTCACTCACAGCAATAAATTCACCTTGTGCTGAATAAGTGTTGCCCTCATAGGTCAAATTGAATGGATTGTCTGTGTATCTCACAGTGGTGCCGTCTGCCTGTTGCAGTTCCAACAATAGCACACTGATAAAAGTGTTGCCTGATAGATAGGTGTTTAGTGCATCACTAAATTCACGAGGCATTAGATTACCTCCTCAACATCCATCCTATAATTCACAGTGCCATCAACATTGTATTGATAGGCTTGTATATCGCTGGACAAAATTACTTGAAAAGGAACAGCATTGTAAGTGACTGCTGTTGAATTTGGCACATTAGATGTCAATGCAGGTTCAAAGTCAATATTAAAGCCTGCAGAGTCCAGTGTTGAATCTGCTGTTGCCATATAAACTTTGCTGTGGTTGGCAAATTTAAAAACATCACCCATTTGCAAAGCAGTGCCAGTCGTTGTGCCTGCATCATTGCTTAATGACACTCTTGATTCGCCTTGTGTGTGTTCTCTGTCTGCCACTGTGACTGTGCCAATACTTGCTGTGGCTGTCCTAAAACTTATTTCTGGTATTTCAATTGTAAAATCGTTGACACTTGTTTTTGCTTTTGCAATAAATCCTTGTATCTGTTTGAAATCCGCGACAGTGATGTTCCTTAATTCAAGTGTGCCTTTCCATAAGGTTGTTGCCGCAGTGCTTCTGATAATTCTACCTGATGCAGTTTTTGTGATTGCAACTTCATTCTGTTGTGAAAATCTTACTGCTCTGAATCCAATATTACTAACATTGGACAAAATGCTTGAACTGCCGTTGAATGCTCCTATACTAGCCATTATGATGTTATCCCTTCTCTTCCTTGTCTATTCATTGCTTCGTTAATCACACCAACAATGGTTGATCTTCTTTCAATCAATAGTTCATCAAAACCTGTTGCGTCTATGGTTTCAATGTTAAAATTAACACTGACTGGACCACCCATTGCTGATCCACCGCCACCTGATTGCAGTGCTTGATTACTAATTATTTCTCCTGAACTTGGTGGCACAAATAGTTCTGGTCCTCTTTCACCTACAAGTATAGGTGCACCACCTCTAACTGGTCCACCTGCCGCAAAGCCTGGTATACCGCCACCTCCAAACAATGCAAGTACGGCTCTTAAACCAATTTCTTTTTTCAATTCGCTGTTAATTTCTTTTTGTCTTTTGAAAACTTTTCTTAAAAATTCTTCTAATGGTTCCAACACAAATATTGTTATACCTAAATTAATAAATCCTTGTATCAATGATTTTATTGTTGCATTTACAATTTCACCCAATGCATCATTCAAACTTTTTGCACCCATTAACACATCAGTCAATGCCGTTGATGCTGTGTTTCTAAATGCTTCAAATCCCCCAGCCACTGCATCTATTGATCCTTTAACAAGATCCGCACCTTCTGTGACTTTCTCCAATGCACCAATCAATAAATCGTTGGACATTGCTTTGTTCATTGCGAACATTTTCTTTGTGTTCTCTTCTAGTAATTTTTTTAGATCTTCTTTTTCTTTTGTTGCGGCTTTATCTGCTTCTGCTTGTTCATATGCTTTTCTATTTGCTTCTGCCACTGCACTATTGTTGTCATCATATGCCGCTGTTGAATTTTTTACTGCGTCTGTGTTTTTTTGACTGCTTTCTGTCGCACCATCCACAGCATGACTGAAGTCGTCATACATAGGTGCGTTTGCATCAACTTTGTTAAATTCTGTGTCTAATAATCCTAGTCTTTCTTTTAATTCTCTAATTTTTCTGTTGACTGAATCAACAATCAATACCAATCCTGTTATGCCTTTGATAACTTTTCTTGAAGCAAGGAAAACCAATCCTAACACTGCTTCTACTTCAGCAAGATTCTCTCTTAAAAATTTAAAGGCATCAACTGCTTTTCTAATACCCTCTGCAAGACTTTCACCAATTGTTTTTGAAAATTCTTCTATGGTTTCTTCGTTCTCATTCAATACATCATTCAAGTCACCAAATTGTATTTTAAGTTCTTCAAAGAATCCATCTGATATGGCTTTCTGTACCTTGAACAATTTATCTTGAAGCATTGATATTGTACCAGTAAGTGTGTTGGCAAATTCATCTGTGGCATTTCCAAATTGTCCACCCTTACCAAACACTCTTTGGAATGCTTGTCGTGTTTCTTCAACACTTACCTTGGCACCTTCCTTGAATCCTAATAGTGCCCTAACACCTCTTTCTCTAAAGATGTCCGCAGAAGCAATACCACCTGCAAATGCTCTCTGTATCTGTTCTGAAGTTGTTCTGAAGTCAAGTCCTGTCACCGCCGCAACATTACCCACAAGTTCTAAGTTTTTGGATAAGTCGTCTGCGTTTTCTGAAATAACAGCAAGGTTACCTGCACCCTGTTGTATCTCTTCAAGTGTGAAAGGAACTTTAGCGGCAAAGTTAACCAAGTTGTCAAATGCTTTTGCACCTTCCTCAGCCGTTCCAAATAAGAACTTGAATCTTAATCCTAGTTCCTCTACTTGTCTACCAACATTGACAACACTTTTAACAATCCTAGCCGCTCCAAAGGCACCAAGAGCCGCAACAGCACCTTTTGCCAATGTGCTAGTCTTCATTAGACTAGTGTTGACATTGACAACTCCTGCTTTTGTTCTCTTTAGTGCCGCGGATGTTTTATCTACGACGACTAGTTCTATGTTTATTCGCTCCGCCACTCTTCATCACCTTCTGTTGTTCGTCATGCTCTAATTTGAAGTATGCACTCCATAATTGTATTTCCAGGATGCTAAACTGCATGACTTCTTGTATTGATTTACCAAGTTCCTTGGCAATACGCATCAATACAAATAGCTCAACATCCTCTTTTAGTTTTTTGCGACTTCATCCACAGTTCTGTATTCAGTAGTCGCCTTGTTGATTGCACTTGCTATCTTTATCAACACACTGGGGTCAACATCATGCATCAGTGTCTGTTTGTCAAACTCTGTGAACATTTTCTTGCCTTCTGGTGTTAATGCTTTTTGCAAAATACTTTCAACTAATGCTTCTGCCACTTTGCCTTCTTGTTGCAGTTGCATTATTTTTGATTCTGTTGCAAAGGAATAAGTGCCTTTATAAAAGACATCTTGTTTCCATTCTTCAACCGCGACCTTGTGAAGTTCCCCGTTGAGTTTGTTTTTGAAATGCTCTTTGGCATTCTTTAGTATATTACTCATTTTAGTTTTCTCCTATTTTTAACACTAGTCACCGTAGGTCGTAATATTCCCCTAGGTGCCTGTGTTGATCGCCCTCGTTCTAATGTGCCAATGTAAGGAACACGATTGATAACGGAAATGCTTTTGCCTTTCCTTTCAACACGCCATCCTTTCCTAGCACGACCTTGTCTGACAGGCGTAATTCTTTTTGCCTCTTCAAACAAGTTTTGTGCAAGTTGGGTGCTTGCCTTTTTGATAGATTGCTCTATGTTAGCAAACACCTTTCCTGCGTTTGTTGTTTTGACTCTAAACATTATGATGTTGTAGATTCAATTAATGGTCCGCTACCTTGGAAATCCACGGTTGCCGTCACTAGATCATCAAATGATGCTGTTCTCGCCACTGATGTGACAATTACATCACCTTCGTATTGTGGTTTAGACGCTGTTGTTGTCGTTCTAAATATAACACGAAGAGTTGCATCTGCTGATGGATCAAAAATGCCCAGACCTGTTGCTGTGTCGTCGTAGACTACTTCCATAGATCCACTAAATTGGTGTAAGCCAGAAATATATGTTCTTGCCGCATCACCCATCTTAGTTGATTCTATAGCCGCTTTCTCGTGAGTCACTGTCCAACTTCTGACGTTCGCAACTGCCGTTTCCGTTCCGCCTGAATCAGCCGCTGTCACGACTTGTCCAGAACTACCTTCTAAAACCGCCATCTTATTTCTCCTCTAAGTTGTTGAGAAAATCGTCCTCATCAAAAGTCCAATTGTCTTCTCCAGTTGGCGGTGCTTCCTTGTACTTGGTCACATCGTTCTCTGAAGTTTCAATTGTTTTCAATAATTCACGATTTGTCATGTTTGTTTGTTTACTTTTTACAACTTTGCCTGTTGCCTTGATTTTATTCTTGGTTTCAGGTTTGGTTGTTTCGTTGCAGACGACATAGCCTTCCGCAAGAAATCTGTTCACTCTGTCTGGTTCAATCCAGTAAGTTTTGCCTTGTGAATCTCTCATTTTAGTCATTTTACTTTTTAACATTATAAGGCTCCTTTAGTAAATGTGTAAGACACCTGTGCTATCATGTTGAACTCTCCCAATGGTGGAGTTCTTTCAATCACTTCAATTGAACTTACTTTTGTTATAGCCGCGGCGCCTGTTAATTCTCTTGTTCTGTCTGTGTTTAATGTTTCTTCAATTCTTTCAATCATCTCATTGCGTTTTTGATCCACAGTGGTGATTGATCCTTCTCTACCATCTGCTCTAACATATCCTCTGACTGAAACATCCACAGTTCCTCTTCTAATGCCACCCATGGCATCATCTTCTCTTGATTCATTTCCCATCTGTACAACCACAGCAGGAAATTGTGTAATTGCTAATTTTAACACATCCAATGGCTCTCTCGTTACCAAGATAGGCTTTGGTGGTGTCATGTCAGTTAAGACATCTACGATATTTTTTGCTATATCTTCTCTTTTGGACATTCAATTACCTTATTAGGCGATTGAAATATTGTGCTTGTTTTTCTGTGTTTGTGACTGTGCCAGAACTGTCAGCATCATATTCAATACCATCTTTTAAAATTTTTTCAAACTCTCTGTCGTACTCTTTACGATAATATTCCATCTTTCTTTCAAAGATATCTACCTGTTCATCAAATTTTGCAAGTTTTGGATATATGTGATAACCTAATGTCTGATACACAGCCGCTCTTGTGAGTTGACTTGCTGTGAACAGATCTTCGTCTGGATCTTCTTCACCTGAATTTAAAACTGATATATCGTATCTACCAAATGTAAAAGTGGGCCACCATTCTATACGCAAATCACGGAACACATCGTTCTGTCCTTTTGTGATTTCGTCTGTGAATGAAGGTACGCCGTAGTTTAGTATATCTGGTTCGTAATCCTGGATGTCTGCAATCGTTAATAGTGTTGCCATAGAGTTTCTGCTCCCGTAATTTATAATAATATCAAGTGCTACTTGACTTGTTTATTTATCCTATAGTCATAAAAAAAGGGCGACATAGAGCCGCCCTTTTAGTTTTTGTATTATGCCTAACACAAAGTTATTATACTTGGTTGTCCCCAATTATACCAACGCCATATGCGTCAACAAGTTCTGAAACTCCAAATGCGTGTGTTCCAATCAACTCAGTTGATCTTGCAGATGCATTTCTTTCAGTTTCAAGTCTGAATGGTCTTTTGTTTACATATGCAAGTGCATCTCTTGAGAAAGCCGCACCAATAACGCCACCTGCTGATGGATCGTTAGAGATGTTTGAACTTTCAAAGATTTGCATTCCTGCAAGTGTTCCAATGAAACCGTCTCTTAATGCTTGGTTACCAATGTCAGATAAAGAACCCATGTTAGTGTTCCCTGTACCTGCTAATTGTTGTTTAAGCGCCATTGCTTGGAATGGTGCCAACACACAATAGTATGGTCCTGGTGCATTGTTGTTTCTTAATGTTGCCGCCGCTTGGAAGATCACAGATGCAGTAATTTCTGCCGCGCCTGAACCCACAGTGCCTGAAAAGCCTGCGAATAAATTCGCTAAGTCTTGATCAACTTTTGCCGCGATGCCGTCTCCAATTTGTCTACCTACAGCCGCTTGTACGTCTAAAGAAGCAGATTCTTTTGTGAAATCTGTTAATTCAACGCCAACACCAATTTCAGCACACGTCACATCTTTACCTGTTGGGTTAAATGTTGTCATTGTGCTTATGTCAGTGCCTTCTACAAGTGCGCCTGCTGATACAACTGGAATTACAGGAATAGAGGCTGTTAAACCTGGTGTTCCTGATAGGTCGTAGTTTGCCACAAGTGGTCTGATTACTGTTTGTTCACTTAAAGTAAAGACAGCCGCTTGCGATATATTTTCAAACAGTTCTACTGTTTCTGAAGTAGTTGTTATAGCCATTGTTTATCTCCTTAATGGTTGTTAGATCCTGTTCACGCCTTTTTCACGCATTAACTTTTTGTAAAGTTCGCGATCTGCAGGCTTGGTCAGATCTAACTTGTTTATATCAGTTTGTATTGTTGTCCCTTGCTTGCCTTCACCTGCTCCAGTGCCAGAACCTGTTGGTCCTGCTGAAACGAAGTGTGGGTTCGCTTGTAGAAACTCTGTCACCAAGTCTTTCACTTGTATAGGCTCGCCTTTGTCGTTGTATCTGACTTGCCCTGTTTTTGTGTCTATCACATCAACTGATCCTGCTTCGTTCAATTTTAGTTGACCCTTTAGCAATTGGCTCACTTGTTGTGGGTTGACTGCTTTTGCATTTGATGCCTCTCCTAACAATGCTCCGTCAATCTTGATTGTAGTCAATTCTGCTTGATATTGAGTGATTGTTGAGTTGAATTTTTCTGCTTGTTCTTTAAGCACCTTTTCAAACTCGCCTCTCTTCTCTAGATCAGCCTGTCTTGACTTCTCCTCTTTCTTGACTAGATTTTGATAGTGATCAACATCTACTCCAGCATACTTTTTTTCAAAGTTTGCTCTTTGCCTCGCCAATCTATCTTCAACAATTTTGTCTATATCTTGTTGATCAAATTTGCGTGGTTCAGTCGTTTCTACAGAGACTGGTTTTGTCTCTACCTGCGTTTCTATTCTTTCAGGTGCAGTTTCCTGAGATTGTACCGCTTGTGTTTCTGCGTTCATATAATTGTCCTCTTTGTTTATGAGTTGAGTGCCCTCCCTGTCATTTGACAGTCTCATGTTTATTTATTATCTTCTTTTCTTTTTGCCTTTAGACATTCCGCCTCTTTTGCCTCTTCTGGACATTCCAGATCTTTTTTTTCCTCTTGTAGCCATTCTAGTTCTCCTTCTGCGTGGACTAATCTGTTTAGTGAATAGTTCCGCTGTTTGTACACTGGTTGTTATCGCCATGCTTTCATGCTCCAATACGCAGGTGACAATGTTTTTTGTCCTTTAACTTTGTCCAACACTGCTCCCATTCGTGCAAGGAACGATCGCTGTCTAACAGGATTGTTCTTTTTGATAGTCATACCTTTTTGTCCATAGTTTATTTTTTTGACATTTCCAGTTTTCTTATCACGCACAAATACTTTAAACTTTTTTACATCACCTCTTGATGGTGTGTTTAATTTTACAGTTCTACCTTGATACTTTGCCATGAATCCAAGTCCAAACTTTTTTAAAAAAATGTTTTATCTTTTTCATTGTTATCTCCTCTTTCTTAAGTCAGTGTCATGTCTTCTACTGCCTCTTAAAAATGAATTTACTCTTGCCATTGCCCATTGTTGCATTCCTATACCAGGTCTTGATCCCGCTGTTAGAAAAGCGCCTTGACCTCTTCTGAAAACTTTTGCCAGTGTGCCGTATGTGTATCTACTTTTTTCTGCTTTTGTACGCAAAGACTTTTGCACACCTGCATTCAATTGTTTACGATGCTTTGCCAAGTTTTATTCTCCTATTGATTAAACTTTGTGGTATCCTCTGTCCTGATCTTGCCATCTTGCCAATCCTTTTTATTAGATTAGCCAATTGCACTCTTTTACTGCCTTTCACACCACTAAGGTATTTTTTAGGTACTGTTGATTTTTTATCCTTAGGAACTCTGCGTCTCTTCACCATTGTTATCTCCAAAGTAATTTTTGATTTCAGGATGTAGTTCCATTATCTGTTCATTGGAATAACCTTCCTGTATCATCTCTCTCATGTGTTTAATCATGTCTTCTGGATTGTCCATTGGTGGATGTTGCATTTCAGTTTGTAAAGGTTGCGTATCGCTCTCCAATGTCTCCATAGTCTCTTCAGTAATTGTTTCGTAAATTCTTCTGTCTATTTCGTCATTTATTCTCGTGTCAGCGATGTTGGATTCTTTTGCAAGTTTAAGCATTGCTATATCGTTTGCTTTGTCTTGTATTGAAAATGATCTTGGATATTTTACAACACCATCATAAGTCATTCCTTGGAATAGTGCATACAATCTCCATATTTGTTCTTCACAATGTTCTAGACACATTGCAAAGTCTGCCAGTTTGGCATTAAGCATTTGGAATTCAGTTTGTAATCCTATGCCTGATAATCTTCTTGATTCAACAGATCTTATACCACCAACGCAAGCCATTCTGTCTATGGCATCAACTTTTTTCTGTATGCTACCCAATACAGCATCAATTGATGATCCGTTTGGTTGTAGTAAGAATGGTTTAAGTCCTGGTTCCAAATTGTCTTCCATTGTGACTATGGCACCTGCACCCGCTGATGCATCTGTGCCTCTTGTTTTCACAAGTGTTGGATGATTTGTTAATTTTATGATGTCGTGTATTTCTGCTGTTTCTTCGTAGATGTTTTTCTGCATATCAGCAATGTCGCCAATTGCACTTACACCCACACCTCTTAAATTTGATCTTTGTGAATAACAAACCACAGCAGGTATCCTACCCAGTGTGTTTGGTATTGAATACATATATTCACCCTGTCTATCTTTGGTTGTGTATCTGTACACATTTGTTTCTTCAGGTGTGTATTCTCTAATATATTGTTCGCCTTCTTGTATTTCTTCTTTTACTTTAAGATATGTAAGTTTGTAATAACCATTAGTTTCTCTTTCATATTGCCAGTCTAAAACATTTTCAGGTGTGAATAAACTTACATAAGGTCTTACTTCTTGATCAAGTTCGTCTGCCCTTGTGCTTACATTTGTGTTTGGTTTGTCTACGACTACCCAACAATTTCCATACACTTGGCTATGACGACTAACATCTTTCATAAAGGCATCAAATGTTCTGCCATCCAAATCTGCATCATTGAAGAAAGCATCTAGTTGCGGATCCGCTTCTATTGATCCAAGATCTCTTTTCACTTCACGTCTAAACATGAATGAATTATAGATGCCAACTATTGCTTTAACATGATTGTCCAAAGCATTTGTTCTTAATCTCTTTTCGTAGTCTTCTCTTGACTCATACACAAAAGGTTCTAAATATTTTCCGTAGAAATAATCAAATCCACCATTATAACTGTCTGCTAAAAATGTCCATCTGTTGTAATACAATTTGTATGCTTCATGTGTTGAAACAATGTATTCACTTGCAGAATACGGATCACCTTTTGTTAATCTATTTCTTATAACTGCCATTATCTAACTCCTATTGTTGGCTTACTAACATTCCATCTCGTTGGATTGGTTTGTTGTGCAACATCTCTTTTGATTGGCCATAAAAAGTCAACAAGGTAACCTACTGCGTCCGCCATGTGTTCTTGTCCATTTTTATCAATTATGGATGTGTTTGTTTTGTATTGTAAAGTTTCTAAACTCTTAATTGTTTGTTTGCATTTTGGATCTATAAACATCTGTCTTATACCTTTTGCGTTCTTTAACTTGCTATTTACTGCATTTACTCTGTCTCTAACTAAGGTATGACTTTGTCTTGCGAACACTTTGAATCCTGCGTTCTGCAAAATACTAATATCTGTCTTACCCCCAGCAGATGTTTTTCTTTGACGACCCGCAGGATCTGGAAAAATGGTAATTTTTGAATTTGGATATCTTCTGTTAAGTTCATCGCATACTTCTGCTGTGTTTGATCCCATTACATTTAATTCATCCACAAAAAACAAATTATTATTTTGTATAACACCAATTGCAACAGACATAGGATCAATGTTGAAGTCTATGCCCACATACAATTCCTGTGTGTTAAAATTTTTACAATTTTTTATTACTTCTTCTCTGTCAAAATTATAATACACCATTCCTGAATATGTGTTGAATGTTGCTTCGTATTCTTGTGCAAATGTTCTTTCGTCAAGATCTCTTTTTGCATCTTCCAATTCCGCTTCATCCACTTGTCCACCATCTATTGTTTTGAAACTGAATGCTTCCCAGCCTTCTGTTGCTTTTGCCATTGTGTACATTTCATGACTGAATGATCCAACACCTTTGGGTGTGCCTATGAACAATGCTTTGCCTTTTCTATCTGACAGTGTTGGGCGAAGACATGAAGTCCATAATTCTTTATCTAAATCTTGATATTCATCCATAACTAAAAAATCCAATCCTACACCTCTGAGTGCATCTTTGTTTTCTGCACCTTTCAAATGTATATGTGATCCTGACTTCAATCTTATTTTTAATTCTGCTTCATTGGTTTGATCAATCCATCTTAATTTTTTAAGCATATCTTTCAAAGGATTCCACATTATGGTTTTGGCCATTCTGTAGGAAGGTGCAACATAGTACACTTCCTTATCTATATCTGCGGCGTGTCGCACCAACTCCATCATGCTAACATAAGTCTTACCAAACCGTCTACCACAACTTGCTGTACGCATTCTTGCTGGTGAATTGAAAATAGATTGTTGTGCTGGAGTCAACATTATTTGTTCTCCTCTGGTTTTGTAAGTGCTGATAAAAATTCTCCCAATGGTAAAGGTTTCTTGTCATCCAAGTATTGTGGCTGATCTTTTTGTCCAAGATAGTTTTTACCCATGAACTGCAACATCTTTGGATCACCTTTCTCTGCCTTCTCCATCTGTAATTTTTTTATGTGTGCTTGACCTTGAAGTCTGCCCTCGTCTATTACTTTCTTAAATTGTTTTCTAATAACTTTTATCGTGGTATTCATAACAGCCGCAATCTCCTTGTCATTGCATTGGTCAAATGCAAGTTGTCTTATCTGTTCTCTGTTAAGTTTTCTAGCCATTATACCTGTCTCTCTACCACCTTAATTCTAAAGTTCCTGCTGTCCTTTAGACTGTTTGTTGTTATAATTCTAAATTCTACATTGTAGATGTTGCCTGCTGTGCCACCTGATATGAAAGCCTTGGCAACGAAATCTGTTTTTGAAGATGAATCCACAGCCAATGGTGCGGCATCTCCGTCTATGGTTTGGACTGTGACAGTGATTGAATTAATCGTGTCACCACTTGCCATTGCATTGGTAAAGTCCATCGCGTAATCTAATACAGCAAATGGATCCTTTTCAATGAATTGTCCTACTCTGTCTGATTTGTATCCTGTTAATGTTGCCATGTGTTATCCTGTTCTCCTGTCTATTGGTCCAACCTCATCTACTAATACCGTGTGCTGAACAGTAAGTTTTCTTGACTCAGAAGGTACAACTAAAAGTCTTGTTTCTTGGTCAACAATATTTATGCGTGACTCTGGACGAACTGTCACTCTTCTAAAAGGATCAAACGCAACTTTACTGCCTACAACTAATGTTGAACCACTTGTTATGATACTTGCTTCACCATCTGCAAGGAATCCACCTGGAACATTTGGTATAATCACTTCAGCCGTAAATGCACCTGAGGCAAATCTTACTCTAAATGCGTTTGCGTCAACAGTGAAAATGCCTGACTTCAATGCAATACCGCTGGCATTGAAAGTTGGTTCAGCAACAAGGTTTGAACTCACAGTGATGTCTGATTGTCCTAATCTTATTCTCTGACCTAATGCCTGTACACTGGCAACACCATCTAGATTGAAGTTAGCAACTCTGTTAATTTTTTTACCTACAGCATTGATAGAAAAACTTGAACTTTTTCCAACTGAAGCACTTCTAACAAAAAATCCGCCGTTGGTTGTTTGAGTGAAAGTGGATGTTAATTCGCTTCCTCCCAGTATGCCTGCTATGGCTGATGCTGTTAGTGTAAATGTGCTTGGAGGTGATGTTAATAAACCAGCAAGTATGCCGTCTCCATTTATGCTGGTATTGAATGCACCTGTGATATCAACAGTGCCTCCAAAAGTTTTACTACCTGTTGCTGATACTGTGAATGAAGATGTCTCAACTATTCTACCACCTTTTAATCTGTCAGCAGTGACAGAAAAGTTTTGTCCTCCCCATGTGGCTTGCTTAGGCTCTGCCCATGTGCCCATCTCTGCCCATGTGAGTCCACTTAGGTTTGAAAATATATTGGCACTTGATCCTCTTATTCTAATGCCAGTCGCGGATATGGTTGCAGATGAAGATACGCTTGCCGCACCTACAAAAGTTGCCTGTACATAACCAGAGGCTACATACCCAGTATTTGTATATAGGATATCTGCCACAGTAGGGACTCCTAACTATTAAGCCAATGTTATGCTTAAATTTGTGTCCGCTATTTGGAAAGAGTCTCCGTCTTCAATTGTCTTGCTGGCTGTTAATGCTCCGTAAAATAAAACATTTCCCGCGCCTGCAGAATCACTTGTTGAGTTTGTGTCCATCACTGCTACATGGGTGATTGTTCCAAAATTACCACCTGATGCTGTAAATGTGACTGCTCCGTTGTTTGTTGCCGTACCTGCCGCATTCGCCGCATTGAACGATATGGTTTGTCTTGCATATCCGTTGCCAGTGACTTCATTTGTAAGATCACCTGTTTCTAGTTCTTCCGCTGTGTTGCCTGCAGAATCATCTGTCGTGAACAAAGCCAAGAAAACTGTTCCTGGTGTTGTGAAAGATGCTGTTCCTAGAGCGTGGTCTAACAATTTCTTTTCTAAATAATCGCTTGATGCACTCATTGTTATTTCTCCTTAAGGTTTCGTTATTGTTATATAACTCTTTTATTTATTATGTTTTGTTGATTCCAATCAGCAAACGACCGCTGATGTTGAATGCACTAGATCCCAATGCCCTCTTCAATCCAAAGTACAATGCTGGTTTAGAACCATCATTATCTATTGTGACAGACTCAATTGTTTGATTACTGCCGCTGTTGAAACTTGCATTTTGAAATGTGTTTAGAGCCTGGTTTGGACCTGATGAGGTTGATGTTGAATCCAATTGTGCGACAACAAAACCTGCTTGGTCTGAACTGTTTGAACTGCTGTATGTGGGATGAGAGATCACTGTTAATTTTAATGTGCCTGATGTGGTCAGTGCGATCCCGTCACCGTTGGGATGATTTGTAACCCTCTGCACAATACTTTTTGGATCAGATCCAATTACATTCCAAGTGCCTGAACCATTGTTGCTCCATCTGTATTGATTGGAACTACCTCCTGCTGGATTTGGTCTTCCATTTGTGTCTTCAATTAAAACATCAAATTGGTTACCTACTATTGATAATAAAGGTGCTGTGAATGGCATTATGACATATCCAACATGGCATTACCGTATAGGTTTGTGCCGTCAGATACGAAACATAAAACATCAACATCATTTGCACCTGTGGATAGTGTTGGTGCGTTGCCGTTTGGAAATTTATATTTTGAATCGTAAGCCAAAGTCCTGTTGCCCGTGCCGTCCTGTTTAACAATCAAGACGTATGTTGCTCCCGCTTCAATGTTGGTTGGGTTTGCTAATGTTGAACTTGCCGCCAATGTTAATTGTGCCACTTGATTGGCACCTAGGTCCCATGCAATACCACCTGAACTGTCATCTGTTGCAGTTAAGGTAGTCATGTTGAAATATTGTTGTTTGGAGTATTCGCCTTTGGTTGCGTAAGGTCCTGTGGCATCATAGAAGTCTATGATTGTGTTCACATTTGTAATATTTTGTAATATATCTGATCTTGCGTCTGATATTGAATCATTTGCGTTATCGCAATTGGTTGTTCCTGCTTTTGATCCTGATGGCCATGACATAATTTTTCTCCTCTAGTTATTTATTTACGAATTGTCATCTGTTTGAGTGGTTGACTCCATATGGAACAATGCAATCGTGTCATCATCATTTGTGAATGCAGAACTTGGCACTGTGATGTTGCTTGAACTGTGTGTGTACCTGTTCACTGAAGATACCCTTATCTCATCTATGGTATTGGTTCCTGAATTTGTTCCTTCTCCTGATTGTCTGTTTCCAAAGAACAAGTTGGTGGTAGCACTTATGCTGTGTGAAGCGGATATCTTGTGTGTGCCGTCCAACCATAAGTGGAAGGATCCTGATCCGTTGTATTGCATCGCAATATGATGGAAACTTGTGTCTGCACTGCCAAGATTTGTTTCACTGCCGTCGTGTGTAAAATAAAGATTTCCGTTTGAATATGTGTGCAGTGTCAGTTGGTTTGAACTGGTTGGAAAACCGTCACTGCCAAGTGATGATGTTGAAAATAGTTTTGTGGTTTTGTTTGATGTGCCACCATCACTGATTTTAAATCTAAATTCTAATGTTATTGTTTGATCATCATCAAATTCAAAACCGCCTGGTAAAATATTCACGTAAGCGTGTGATCCGCCAGCATTCAATTGTAGTGCATTGTTGAATACGCCACTTGATGTTTGTGTGAATCCACCATTGCTCCATTCTGATTGAGCTCTTGGTCCATCATCTGTTGTTGTGGTGTCACCGTTTGAACCATCAAAGTGTAGCAGTAGTTCCGTATCTTCATCACCTACAAAAGCAGATGTTGGCACGGTGAATGATGATCCTGAATATCTTGCCGTAGATGAATGTCTAAACTCATCTATATAACCTACAGTGCCAAATCCTCCACCTCCAAGATATACACCTATCCTGTAATCGCTGGCAATAAAATTCGTGCTGTTGGAAACACTTGCTAATGATGTGCCATCTCTATAAAATCTAAGTGTGCCTGATGATCTATTAATCGCCAAATGATACCATTGTCCTGTGCTCATGCCATGACTGGCCTTAAGGAGTTCTGTGTTACCACTTCTTATTACAAATTGACTTGACGAGTTAAAGTATCCATTCAGTCTGCCTGATGATCCACTTCCTGTGTCAAAAAAGTATCTGCCATGCACAGTGGATAAATCTGTTGGATAGTAGAAAAATTCTATAGTGAAATCACCTGAACCTATGTTAAGATCTGCGTGAGGAACATCCACCGCATCATTTGTGCCATCCAACTCAACACTTGTTGCACCAAATTTTGCTTGGTCTGTGGAGATATGAGCATTATCAGTCAGTGTGACTGGCTTTGCACCTGATGTTCTTGTACTTTGCGCCACCGCACCTGCTATTGCTACGTGACTTGTTTCCAATGATAGTGTGTTTAATCTTGCTATACCTAATGGCATTATGTTATCTCCTATGCACTAAAGTTTTTTGAAAGGGACGCAAAATATGTGCCACTTGCAAATGTAATCGTCATTATGTCAATGCTGTTTGCCGCAGTTGATAAAGTTTTTTCTCCACCAGCGAACAACATCCTGTTGGCACTGTCTACATTGTCAGTAAATGTATGATTGCCTGATCCATCTTGTTCAAAAATTATTGAAATGGTTGCCCCTTCTGTTTCTGTTGCAAAGCCATTAAAATTAACATTACCAGTCAAAATCATTCTCTGTATAGGTCCATCTGTTGGCTCTGGTGTAAAGTTTGAATTATAACTTGCTTCATTAATTTTTTCGTTGTATGTAATATTTTTTAAATTTGTTTTTCCAGAACCATTTGGTTGAATGTCTATGTTGCCGTTTGATACAGAAACAATGTCATTGCCATTAACATCCAAGTTGCCACCCAGTTGTGGTGAACTGTCATTTGCAACACTGGCTATACCTGCTGATACTGTGTTTGTGATTACGAAATCACCAGCACTGTCTGGATTGGAAATTGTTATACCTGTGCCTGCAGATAGTTTTACAAAACTTAAATCACCGTCTGCGTTTGTGACTATGAAATCATTAGCATTTGGTGATGTGCTTGGAAAAGTAAGTGTGTAAGATTGTCCTGCTGAATGGGGTGGTGATGCTAATTTAATACCATGTGAATTTGCTGAACAGTTTAATTGTATTGTGCCATCTTCTGATGCACCATCTCCCTCAATTTCTACAACACCTGATCCATGAGGTGATAATTTTAGATTGGCATTTCCACTAGCAGTAATAATTTTACTGCCATTGACATCAAGATTGCCACCCAGTTGTGGTGATGTGTCTGAAACTATATCTGCTAAAAATGTTGTGCCTGTGATAGTTAATATGGCTGTGCCTGTACTGTCAGCCGCGATTGCTGTGGTAATGTTTGTACCACCTTTTATTTCTAAAACTCCTGTTCCTTGTGCAACTCCTACAGTTGCATTGGTTGAATCTGCATCAACCTGTATGGCTTGAATTTTGCTTGTTAAGAGATCAACAAAGTTTCCATCCAACTCTGCGTGTGTAAGGGTTGAACCTTTGTTGGTTGCTCCTGTTTGATCTGTTGTTCTTAATGTTATTGTCATTGCAATGCTCCTTGATTGGATCCATTACTATTTATAATGTTTGTAGTAATTTGTGTTCTCTCGTAATTTTTTCTTTGCTCGTTCTAGTGTACTTATGCGTTGCAATATCAACAATGGCAAATCCATGTCGTATTGTATGGGCAATGTGTCCTCATCTCCATCTGGATGCATCATGAAACATATTACATCTTGCTTTTTTAATTTTTTATTCAATCTATCCACCATGCGTTCCATTTTGTCCCAACCCATCCAGAATCCAAATACCACCATTGCCTGCAATTTAAAAATATCTTTCTGTAGGGCAAAGTTGTTGGCAATCTTTTCAGGATCTGTGTTGCGTACCACCATAACATTGTCTTTGTATTTGGCAAGGAAAGGACATATTGGCAAACCATCTAATTTTTTCTGTGGCTTGGTCAATGTGTCAAACCATTTGATGATCTTTGCTTTAGTACAATTTGTATTCCGTGTTCGCGCCATAATCAATTGTTTCAACTCCTTTGGGTGCGTGGATTGTGTATTTAATATTAGGATGTCTTAATAATATTGTTTGCCAATGCGGCACCCATTGTTTTTGTAATGGTGGTCTGGACGGTCTCAACACCCTGTCATCCATTTCACTGGTGAGATCGTGTTCGCCTTTGATTTGCCACATACTGTCCATACCCCACAGTTCAATAAATTTAATATTTTTATTTTTTGAAATGTGTTCTATTGCATGATGTCCAGAATTATATCTGTACACGGATTTGTATAGTGCTTCAAACTTGCCAGGTATCTTTTTTTGGATACTCATGTCTTTGATCTGTTGTGTGCACCATATCAATTGATTAGGTTTAAAATAATTTTTTTCTTTTTGTTGATGCAATAACACTTTGATGTCTATCACACTCAACACGTCATACACTATATCATCTTTTGGAATGTTGCAACCAATCCTATAACCATATGGTGATTTGAATAATGTTTTGGATTTGCCGTTGCCAATAAAATGTACTCGCATGAACATATTTAAATTTGGCAAAATTCAGTCTTGTTATAAGTGGTATTTTCTGTTATACTATAAATACAAATGATGAAAAAGGCAAACAAGAAAAGCAAGTATCCAGACAGACCCATTACACACAAAGAATGGTTGCAGGGTTATTGGCGTTGGAGAAAGCAAAAGGAGAAACATGGTAAACAAAGAATACATTAAAGGCATAACAAATTGGGAACAGGTATACAACATACAAAATTGGTATATGACTACCAAAGGACAAAAATTAAAAAGAGACATTACAGAATTCTGGAGTGGTCACGAAGATTGGCCTGGACTACATCATCTCAATGATGATTACTGGAAGAGCATATTCAAAGTAGTCAAGCCATTAATACATGAAGGATATATCAAAGCAAGTGTGTTCCAACAGGACGCAATTATCAAAGCGGAATACATTATCAATCATTATGATAATCCTTCAAACCCAAGCAACACATTGGACATTCATGAAAAAACAAAAATAACATTTGAAGACAAGAGCATCAAGTCTTGGGAATGGAGATTGTTCATGACACTGCGTGAACTGTGGGAGAAGGCAACATGGGCGGCAAAAACAAACTTGCCTCCTAAAAACATTTTGTTCGCAGAATGGAACAATTATGAAAAAAGTTTTGTTGCGGAGTATCCTACAAAATGATTATTCCAGGTGTAAGTGCATATAACAACTACGGTAAAAAAGAATTACACGGTTTGCGTTGGGGCATAAATGAATTTGTTCAACCAGGTTATAAAATTAAAGACATCAGCATTGGTGGTAGTTGCAAAAGATTAGATAATCAAGACTTGGACAAGTTGAAAGGTCCAATGTTTGTGTTTGGCAATATATGGGTGCATAAAAATTATGAAGAACAGAAATTATTTCACAAACCAATTGAATATGAAAAAAGAAATATTGAATGGTACTACTGGGACAATCCTGAATTGCCACACTTACTTTATTGTGGCCCACATAATACAGGTGATGGTGAGATAGGATTCAAGAACTGGGCTCGTATGGTTCCCAACAGCACAGCAACACAATTCAGAGGCAAATGGGCAAACCAATATGGTGCAGAGAGGATAGATGAAATACTGCACAGAAGCACACGAGGACAGATACGCAACTGGCATGAAGTGGTTGGTCCAAGGCGAGATGTGAAACAAAGAAGCAACAAAGTATTATTGTGTCCATCAGGTGGAGAAGTGTTCAAGATGTATTACAAAGACAACAAAGAAAATTGGATTGAAAGAATAACAAATTTATTAAAACAAAGAGGATATGAAGTGCATATAAGAATGAAAAGAGGAAGACGCCACAGAGAGAGTGAATTTGGTCACGATAGATTATACAGAGAATTGCACAACAATGATTTTGCATTCACAGTTTGCAATCACAGTGTGATACCTGTTGAAAGTATGTTGATAGGAACTCCGTGTGTGTACACAGGTGTCAGTGCTGGTGGTAATTTAGCAACACCATGGCAAGAATTTGTTGACACAAATAGAATAAGACCTGTTGAGAAAGAACAGGTTGATGGTTGGGTAAATTATATTTTACACAACACATTTCATAAGCAAGAATTATACAATGGGAGTTGGAAAAATGCCTAGAGGAAGATGGCCCAAGACCACACACCTGCCACAACTATGGAACAGGAGATATGTGTTGCAAAGGAATCAAGCAAAATTTAGAAAAGAAGAATGGGCATACACACCTGACACTTGGTACAAAAAATGGTTTGATTCAGGAGTTATGGAACATCATGGAAGGAAAGGTTGGCAATACTGCATGGTGCGTAAGGATCCATTGGAAGCATGGAGTCCTAATAATTGTGTGATCATCACAAGAAGAAAACATCTTGCAAGATGTCTTGGTATCATGCACGGCATCTTTGGTGAACACTATTGGACAGACGAAGACGATGTTACAAAAAAAATTAAATAAAGTTTATGATCAAGTGGGCACTTCCTTTACACATATCCTTTGAACCAATTCAATTGTGTAATGCAAAATGTTTTTGTTGTCCTTACACATTCTTAAGTGAGGATCCATCATACAAAGGAGTTCAGATGACCACTGAACAGATCACTGACCTCATCACACAATACGGAGCACTGGTAAAGAAATACAAAGTGCCCAAATACCATTGCACCATATCACCTTGGAGATACAGCGATCCATTGGTGCAACCCAACTTGCCTTTAATAATGCAATTGGCAGATGAAAACAACATAGGTGTAAAGATAACAACCAATGCAGTCAGTTTCACAAAGAAGATGTGTGAAACATTGCAGAGTCGTTTGCATATTCTTGGCAAAATACATATCTCTGTTATAGGACACACTGAACAGGAAGTATGGGATCAAATGAAAGTAAAGAAAAATAAAACATTGGAAAGATTGTTGTTTGTTAAAAACAATTATCCAGACATAAGCAAAAAAATTCAAATAGGAATAAAACACAAAGACAACATCCGTGCATCTGATGAAACCATGCAACAATACCGTGAAGTCACATTGGGACGGGTAATGTCCAAGCAGGAATGGATGCACAACAGATTGGGAGATGGAGATGGTGTGTGGCACAAACCCAAACACTTTGACATCACACCTGAACAATACATCAAAGGATGTTCAATGTCCAAGGGCAGGATCACAAGAGAGATGGAGATCATGGTGAACGGCGATGTGGTTCTGTGTTGCGATGACGCAGATGGCAAGACACACTATGGCAATGTGTTCAAGGATGGTCTACAAAATTGTTGGAGACAACTACAGAAAGAACATGAATTAATCTATGACAAAGAATACAGTGATGCAAAAAAACAATTGATATGCAACACCTGTTCCAGAGGCAAGTTCCATTGGGACGGAAGATTAGAATACGACATCAAGCAGAAGACTTATCATCTATTGCAAAGGGTTCCAAGATGTGCGGTATAGTTGGTTGTGCCACAAATGATTTGGCATATGTTAAACGCAATCTACAGAAGATAAAACACAGGGGACCTGATGCGGATGATGTGTGGCATGATGATCACGTCACACTGGGACACTGCTTGTTGGCTATCACTGACGATGCCAAGTCTGGATTGCAACCCTACACCACACCCATTGGCAACAAATTGGTTTACAACGGAGAGATATTCAACTACGACTTCCTTAAATTAAAATTTGACATGAAATTGAAGACACAGTGTGACACAGAGATGTTGGCATGGGGATTGGATGCTGTGGGTTGGCAATTCGTGAACAGTCTTGATTCCATGCACGGCTTTGTGTACTACGATGTGAGAGAACAGAAACTATATCTCAGCAGGGATCATGCAGGCATCAAACCTTTGTATTACACTGAACACAACAACGATCTGTACTTCGCCAGTGAGATAAGGGCACTGCGTGAAGCACAACCCAACAGCAATCAATTGGACGAATGGGCCATCAGCAGTTGGAGTCACATGGGTATAAATTTTACCAACAGGACATTCTTCAAGGACATCCGCAGTGTGGCACCAGGAGAAACACTGGTTTATGATCTGCACACACGCAGATTGAGCCGTTGTCAGAGATGGTTCCCAAGATGTTCTGAGGAGATCAACTTCAATGCGGAAGAATTTAGGGCATATCTACACAGCAGTTGCAAGATGGTGAGCAGGGGACAGCGAAAATTGGGTATGTTCCTGTCAGGCGGATTGGATTCATCATCAATCGCATATGAAATGACCAAGATTGTGCCCAAGATTGATGCATACACCAACTGCATCACACCCATGCCACCCAACAGCAAGGAGGATTTCAATTCAGATCATCGTTGTGCCCAGGAGATGGCTGAGAGATTGGACATTCAACACCACACTGTCACAAATTATCCCACAATGTGGTTGACGGATCTAAGAGACAGCATTATCGCACTGGAACAACCAGTGTACAACACTTCATTGCCAATGTATCTGCAGTGCAACAGGCACATGGCACAGGATGGAGTGATTGTGACCATAGCGGGAGACATGGGAGATGAACTGCTCACAGGATATGACAAATATCACAAGGTGATGCGATATTTCAATGGTCGCCGCCCCACATGGAGAGAGGTGGTCACACATTG